CTCTTGCAAGTGCGGTCTGATACCGACAAAGGCACTCTCAGATGGTGTCAAAGAATGGGTGGAAAACAATCCGCCTGAAGAGTTAAACAACAACAACAACGAAAAGGGGGAACAGTAATGTTCACAGCACCAACGCAAGGCGGCGGTGATTCAGTCAAGGTCGCAGACTTGGCAGGAAAACTGCTTATCATCACACCTGTTGAACACAAGCGAGAGATCACAACAGTTCACGGTGTCACAGATGCAGTCGAAGTCAACATTGTTGACCTTGATGGCGATGAGACACACAATGGCATCTTGTTCTTTAACATCGCATTGAAGAATGCACTCAAGGACAAGATCGGTCAGAAGGTTCTTGCTCGTATCGGACAGGGAACTGCAAAACCAGGTAAATCAGCACCGTGGGTTCTCATTGATGCAACAGGCAATCCTGATGATCTAGCAAAGGCAAATGCCTTCATCGGCGGTGGCAAGGCGCAAGCATCTGCCCCTGCCACACCGCAAGCACCGATTGACACCAACAACTTGCCACCTGAAGTTCAGGCATTGTTGAATCAGTTAGGCGCAAAGCAGGTATAACTTTCCTGTGGCTTTAATCCTTTCCTTTCGCCACGGGGAACGAGGTATGGGATTTGCGTTCTTGGGGAATTGCGCAGGTGGGTTCGACTCCCACCACCTCACAAGATAGAAAACTTTGAACGGGGGCAATGAATGAGTGATTATCAGCAAGCAATCCGCGAGGCGATATTCAAGCGAGAAAAAGATCAAGTGGCTATCTTCGAGATTGCCATTGAAGTCGAAAAAATTGTGCGAGAACACATTGCAAGTGAGATTGAAACTCACATTGACTCAGATCACGAAGCGCGAGCATTCACAGTATCGGCTGATATTGCAAGGGGTAGATAATGACCCCATTTTATGAATTCACTTGCGATTGTGGACACATTGCAGAAGTGTTTTTTGAGATGAATGATGACAAGAGAATCATTTGCGAAGGTTGCAAGAAGAAGTTGATGCAACGCAAGTATTCATTGGGCGGCACCATCTTCAAAGGTGAAGGATGGGGTGGTAAATGATTACGGCAGTTTCATTGTTTGCAGGTGTAGGTGGTTTTGATTTAGCTCTTGAACGAAACGGTGTGAAGGTAGTTGCATCGGTTGAAATAGATAAGAAAGCGCAGGAAGTGCTTCGCCGACACTTTCCGAACTCAACAATTTTTGGCGATATTCAGGGGGTAACAGGTGAACAACTTATCGCAGCAGGATTTATTCCAGAATCAGGAATCATCACAGGTGGATTCCCCTGTCAAGATTTATCAGTTGCCGGTAAGCGAGCAGGATTGGGCGGAGAACGGAGTGGACTTTTCTGGCAAATCTGCCGACTCCTTGACGAAACAAGAGCGCAAAACTTTATCCTCGAAAATGTTCCTGGCTTACTTTCCTCAAATAACGGAAGAGACATGGCCGTTGTCATTGAAGCGTTGGTCAAGCGCGGGTATCGCATCGCATACAGGGTGCTTGATGCTCAACACTTCGGAGTTCCCCAACGCCGCCGTCGAGTGTTCATTGTCGGATGTCTTGGAGACACAGGGCGATCACCTGAAGAAATACTCGCTATCAGCGAAAGCCGCCCAGGGTATCTTGAGGCGAGCAGGTCGAAGAGAAAAGACATTGCCACCCCAACTTCAGAAAGCGTTGGAATATACGGCGAATCAAGTTTCGGACAATACAAGCAAGGAGTAAGCACTCTCAAGGCATCAGGTGGCGTTCTTGGGGGTGGAAGTGAATCTTTTATCGTTCACGAAAGCTAAACGCGCTCAAAATGTAAATGATTATGAATCTTGGATTTCGGGGGGGTGGCATCAACATTGAACTCAATGGACAACAACGGCGAAGCATATGCAACAGTTCTCATCATTGATGGCACTCGTGTTGATGATGTCAGAGTGTATGAAGATGGCATTGTGCCAACAGTAATTTCAAGGTATGGAACGGGTGGGGGAAATGTGCCGATGATTTTTGAAGAACAACCAATTGCCTATTCAGTCAGGGAAGATGCAAAAGCAAACACTTTTTCTGCTACCGAAACAGATACATCATTGACACTTCAAGGTCATCTGCCATCACCACAATCTCACCATGCACAGTTGTTTCTTGCTGAACCTTCAACTGTTCGCCGATTGACACCTGTTGAATGTGAACGCCTTCAAGGGTTCCCTGACAATTGGACAGATGGTCAGGCAGATTCAAACAGATATAAGCAAATGGGCAATGCAGTTGCAGTTCCTGTCGTTGAGTGGATCATTTCACGGATGGTTTCTGAATGATGAAAGGTTTTTATTCAAGCGAAGCATTCAAATCATCATTAGATGACACATGGACAACTCCACGCGCATTTTTTGATGAACTAAATGATGAATTTCAATTCAAACTTGATGCAGCAGCTTTGAAATCTTCAGCTCTTTGTGATTTTTGGTATGGGCCTGATCATGAAAATCCCGAATTGCAAGATGCTTTTCAACGCAATTGGCAAGATGATGCTCAAGGCAACATTTGGTTGAATCCACCTTATGGGCGAACAATAAAACTTTGGATGCAAAAAGCCAATTTTGAGGCTACTCGTGGGGGGGGGCAAATTGTGTGCTTAGTTCCTAGTAGAACAGACACTTCATGGTGGCATGAGTATTGCATCCAACATGAAATCAGATTCATGCGTGGCAGATTGAAATTCGGAAATCAAAAACATTGTGCGCCGTTTCCTTCGGCGGTAGTCATTATGAAGGGGCAAAACGATGAATGAGCTACTGCCAATCGCCCTGCGGTTCTTAAAAGAAGGCATCTCTGTCGTTCCTGTCGCCAATGACGGCTCCAAGCGACCTGCCTTTGCCTGGCAACGCTTTCAAGAGGAACTGCCCAATACTGATGAATTGCTGATGTGGTTCAAGAATGGTGTTGACGGTATTGGCGTTGTCACCGGCAAGGTCTCCGGCAATCTTGAGATGCTCGAACTTGAAGGTCGCGCCGTAGCTCAAAAGATACATCTTGAGATCGCAGAGATCGCCAACAACTCAGGATTGAAAGAGTTATGGGAGCAGTTGAACTCAGGATATGTGGAGATGACACCTTCAGGTGGACTGCATTGGCTTTACAAGATTTCAGATGGTGAAGTTCCTGGCAACACAAAGTTGGCTCGCAAACCAGGTGAAGGTGGCAACGATGTGCTTGCCGAGACTCGCGGTCAAGGCGGATTCACCATCACCGCACCTTCAGGGGGTTCAACACACCCATCAGGTGGCAATTGGACATTGATTGGCGGTTCAATTGAGACCATTCCAACAATTACGATGCAGCAAAGAAATGCCCTGCATGACCTCTTTGCGATGTTTGATCAGATGCCTAAAGTCGAATCTATCCAGGCAGATGTGGTCAAGCGTGATGACTCGTCATTGTCGGCAGGTGATGATTACAACGCCAAAGTCACTTGGGAATCTATCCTTGAACCTCTTGGGTGGACAAAGGTATATTCAAAGGCAGATGCCACCGCATGGCGCAGACCAGGCAAGAATGAAGGCGTATCTGCCACGACTAACTTTAACGGCAATGACAAACTGTTTGTATTTTCAACAAGCACCATCTTCAACGCTGAATCCTCATACTCTAAGTTTGCCGCTTACGCACAGATTGAACACAATGGAGATTTCAAACAAGCAGCCAAAGCCTTGCGTGAGAAGGGATATGGTGCCTCTCAAGAGCTGAAAACTGATTGGGCAGGGCTAGATGTTCACGCCCCATCAATGGTGCAGTTGCATGATGAGAATGAGGAAGTTGCCACAAGTTCTTGGATTCCACGCGAGATTTGGAATGAGAACTTTGAGGAAGAACCGCCACCCTCAATGCTTCGCCGTGAGGATGGCAACTGCATCCTGTATGCAGGTAAGGTCAACGCACTCTTTGGTGAGTCTGAGTCAGGCAAGACTTGGGTGGCACTTGAAGCGGTGCGGCAGGAGTTAGCAAAGGGCAACTGTGTTTTCTACATTGACTTTGAGGATTCAGCCCGTGGCATCTTTAACCGCCTTCAGACCCTCAAATGCGACATGACCAAGCTGAAGTCGTTCAAGTATGCCAACCCTGATGAACCATTGGGTGAGGGCATCGGTGAGATTATGAAAACCGAGATCGGCAAGTTCATGCCAACGCTCATTGTTGTCGATGGTGTCAATGCTGCGATGAATTTACTTGGGCTTGACTTGGAAAAGAATAAAGATGCAACGACCTTCACTCAGAAGGTTTTGAAGCCGTTGAAGATATTTGGATCAGGCATCCTGACCATTGACCATGTGACCAAATCTAAGGACAACCGAGGCAACTATGCCATCGGCGCTCAAGCAAAACGAGCTGACATTGATGGGGTGGCAATTGCCTGTGATGTGTCCTTGCCATTTGGCAGAGGCATTGACGGGGCGTTGGATTTGAAGGTCACTAAAGATCGCCCTGGCTATGTCCGAGCCTTATGCCCTGATGCCAAGACACTCGGCGTTGCCAATATCCGAAACGGCAAGGATGGATCAATCTCGGTGTCAATCTCAGGTGGCACCGTTGCAGTTGCATCTGCCGACTCTCGACTTGAGTTGGTCTCACAGTTTATGGAAGCACATGGTTATGAGATGGGCTTGAATGAGATCAGAGAAAAGATTCGCAAAGAAGGTCATAAGATTGGCAACACCGAGATTTCAACTGCTCTGACATCGTTGGTCATGAGTGGTCATATGTTAATGAAAGAGGAAGGACAGAAGAAATTGTTCAAACACAAGAAAACTTTTGTGGTCAATGATGTCCGAACTCTTGAGACTTTGCCTGTGGATAACTCTTGAAAATGCAACCGCGCCGAACCGCGCCGAACTGTTCCGCTATTTTCTCGGCATACTGCCGACA